CCTGAGTTTCAATGGGTACCGGTCCAAGGCAATGTCAACACTCAACCTGTTGGCGTAGCTAAGGTTGGTAACCTAGGTGGTCGTTTCAACGTATACCGTGATACACGCACAGAAGCCCAATATGAGGGTGGATTGCGTCCAGGCAGAGTAGAGTACGCCCTATTGGGCTACAAGGGACCAGAGTTTTATGACACTGGTATCATCTACTGCCCGTACATCCCGGTTATGGTACAACGTACAATTGGCCCCAATGACTTCAGCCCCCGTGTTGGTCTTTTGACCCGCTACGGTGTTGTTGATAACATCTTTGGCGCTAACTTGTATTATCATACCATCTTGTTGAGCGGTCTCGGTCAAGCGTTCACGCCTGGTACACAATCTGTGTACTTCTAAGCCGAACTCAACGGTAGTACAAAATTTCCAGTATGTCCTGGTAAAAAAGGAGGCCTTCGGGCCTCTTTTTTTGTTTAAAGGTATGCAAAAAATATAAATAATATATATGGCAATAGTACCGATTTCTGACTTAAAAACATCATTCTCTTCTGGACATATTCCGAATTCTAATGATTTTGCAAATTTAATTGATACAACCAGTGCTTTACCCTCTGGTGGTAACATAGGTGCAGTTTATACAACAAACTTAACTCTAGTACAAGGCGCGACCGGGATCCCTGTGGTTATAGGTGGGAGCACATACTATCTACCTGTCTTTACAGCAGCAGCAACACCTCAACCAGATCAAACAGCATATACTAATACAGTAAGACAAACATATCCAAATGCTGTTTTAGCAGAGGCATTCGGCACACAGTGTGCAACATTTATACAGAGTGTATGTGGTTACCCTGCAAATGATGTAGTAACTGCTGCCTGTATTTGTTCGGATGATAAAAACGCTCCTATATTTCCAAATAATACATTTGGTCAATATCCAACATCCTTACAACAGTTTTCTGGTCCATTCTTTGCAGGTGGTATTGGTGGGTATCCTTTTCCGGGCATTGTGGGTCTCTTTGCTTGGATGAGCCACGTCACAGAAACTGGTGCTTTGTTTATATATGTACATCCTCATATTGGCATAACCAAAAGTGGGCAAGTTGGATACATGAAGCGCAGAGGCCAGGGTGGTAATCTTAGTCAAACTTGTGGCGCTGTTAATGCAGCTCAAGCTAGAATTGTTGGAACACTAAGCGCCGTCGCGCCAACATTTGGTGTAGGTCAAGAGTTTAGTGAAAATGATTTTCAGCAATATACACTAGTCAATACTTTATGGAGCAACAGAACAGTAAGAAGTGCATTAACAGCAGCTTCTCCTGCACTAGGCGGTACATATGGTCAAAGAATGAAGATAGCTACAGATGCTATAAGAAATGCAGCAGGTAGTGTGGTTGAAACAATATTACCAATATCATATAATGCTTTCTTCCGCGGTGAAAATACAGTAGATGTGTTTGTGCATGTGGGAACATTCATTAATGTGGATGATGGGTATAGTGCCTATGTTGATACAACTAGCTTTAAGAAATATAACCCAGTAACACAAACATTTACGACCCTTACTAACGCCTTTACAGCAGCTTTTGCCTAGTATCAATAATAATTCCGCATAGCTCGGATCCTCAGCAGTAGCAGATTGTATGGATTAAGCTAATTATTATGAAGATATATTACCATTTGCATGAAAATAGACTATATAATCTCCCCCTACAAACACTTCTATAGAGAATTGTTTAAGAATTATTTTGATGCAAGGCTTATCAATCCTGTTGATAGGGATCAAATGCTGAGCATGTCACCCAATTCCAACAAAATATTTTTATTTGCAGACCGCATGAGCTTGCAGTACATGACTAACTCTCATGGTGTTGGTAAGAACATAATCTTTTTCAGAAGGCACGAACTTTATGACGTCCCAGCAAATCTAATAATGCAAAGCAAGCACAAGTTTTTTAAAGTGTACACACTTAATGGTTTTCTGCAAAATAAACTCAAATTAAACTATGGAATAGATTCAGACATAGAAAAAAATTATATAAATGAAGATATTTGGTCATATGAACAGAGAGAACACGGTAGCAAGATTGCATGGGTGGGTGAATTCAAGGATAGAAAATCACCAGACTACATTGTGGAGGTGGCACAATACTATAAAGACTATCAATTTCATTGTGCAGTATCCAACGGCCCAATGAAGCAGCTGTATTTGGATTTTATCACTAATTATGGATTAAAAAATGTGTTTATATATGAAAATATTGACAGTCAAGAGAAGATGAATAATTTTTTGAATGATAAGAATTATCTACTGACCACATCCATATCAGAAGGATTGCCAAACTGTGTGCTTGAAGCGTTGGCCAAGGGCATAAAGCCCATTATTCGCAATTATCCTGGCAACATGTTTAATGAGTTTACATATGGTTCATTAGCAGGCATTCAAGCCCATTTAAATTCTCAGTATAATTCTGTTGAATACAGAGAATTAATCACAAATAACTATGGGCTAAATCAGTTTTTACAATTCAGAGATAAGATTGTAGCTGCATAATTAGATTTGATACGATTTTTCAATTTTCATATCAAAAATATGTGGACATGCCTTCTTAATACACTGCACAGGTCTCTCTCTTAGCTTTATTCTTAAATCTGGAGTTTCATATAAATTTCCAAAATATCTCTCCCCACAACATGCCCCGTGCACAGATCCACTTTCCTTTATATTGAGAGCATTTTTACCTGCATTGCAGAATATTCTATTAAAATTATGATAATTATTGGATAGAATCTCCTGTGCATCATATTTTGTTTTGTCTCCATTCATCCATTCCACCTCAATCTTATCTGTCTCTACTGCAAACCTTTTGTTTGAAGGGTTTGCTTGTATGAAAGCAAGTTGTTCTGGGGTATAGTCATTAATAAAATGTTTCTTAAGATTATTAATGTCTAGTACTCCTTTGTGGTTGACTGTAATTTTTTCATGATGAAAGAAATGATTAGACGCAGCAATTGCAGCGTCCCAATGCTGCGGATCCATTAAAATGTGCAGTTCAACAAACTTGTTTTTTCTTAGAAAAATATTTATTATCTGTTCGAACCGCTCTATATTTGCATATCTAGGATGAAAACTGGGGTACAACACATCCATATCATCAGATACTCTTTCCCAAAAATCCATATTATTTCCTAAGTTGGTGTTCATGGCAACTAGAAAATTTAAGGACTTTAAGCATTTAATAACATCTTCTACACCTTTATAGAAGCTGGGTTCGCCACCTGTGATAGTAATCTTTCTTTGAGGCATTGCCTGAATAATAGGATTATCAGCACAAAGATTTTTAAAAAAATTTATATAAGTTTCTGGCATTATACCTGGCCAGGGGCCTTTATAGTAATTTGGGTGGCAGTAAGTGCAGCGTTGATTGCAAGTTGTATTAATTACGAAATTAATCCCGAAACTATCATTTTTAATGCTTCTAATAACTGGATGATTATTGTGGTACAGCATATTCACACCTCCAACACAGTGTATTTGATTTGTTGTTGTTTAGAGCATCATGAATATATTTGTAAGCGTCTGATTCAATTACGTCTGTGTAACTATCTTCCAACAGATTGCCCATTTTATGTTCCAACTTCCAGTCCATGCAACACAGATAAACATCTCCATTAGGAAGCAGAATATTCTGGGTAGTTCTATTTTTTGAACATTTAATTTTTTCAAAATGTTTTAAATCAATTTTTTTTTCATAATTTAAATTACCTGCTCTACTGTTCCAGTTCATATAGTCTAAACTAAGAAAATTAACGTTGGCTCTGGATGAAGCTATAGCGCTTTTCAGAGAAGCATGTATTTTTTTTCCAAAAATAACTATATTATCTGTAGGCAAGAGTGTCTTACTCACATTAAACACATTGGAAATGTAATGTTTATCTATCACGATATTCATATTATTATCATCAGCTGGCAGATGCAATATTATTTTATCTAAAACTCTTTTGCCACCTATTAAGCAGTTTATATTTTCTTCACTTGCTTTGTATAAAGTAGTAGAAATCTTTGTGTATAATTTCTTTTTTTTTGCAACGCTTATCATCTTGTGGCACTCTGAATTAAATAGAGGTTCTGAGAAGCCGGTAAAGTGTATTTTGATGTTGTCTGGTAGTTTGTCAATGATTGTTATAAAATTATCAAGTGATAGTTTTTTTATGGACGACTTGTATTGAGCAGTAAAAGTATCTTGTGGGCAATAGGAGCATTTGATACTACACCCTGCCACAGTAGATATCTCCAAACAATTCATTAAACTATACTTATGTGTTCCAATATAATAATGCTAGCCATTATTAGACGTTGTGGGTCGACCATGCTGCGGTCAATATTAAAGCAAAATAAAGATATAGTTGTTGAGGGAGAGATTTATAGAGAGTATTTAAATTTAAGACCAGATAAGAAAAAAGAAAAATATGAAAATGAAGTTCTTCGTCAAGTAGATTTATTGAAAAAATTAACCCCAGATAAGAAATACCTATATACAGTCGCTGGTGAAGATATTATGAATTTACATGCGTTTAATTTATTACGTCATATTATGCCTTCCAAAGTAATTTTTTTATACAGAGAAAACTTATTAGAACACTATTGCTCGATGGAAATATCAAGATTAACTAACACCTATGTAGATACGTCTGAATCAAAAGCATTAAAAAATAAGATCTGTCTAGAATATGATTCCACTGCTGTAGAGCGGCATGTGCATAATATTAAAAAATCTGCTTACTATATTTTGTATTTTTTAAAAAAATATAATTTGCCTCATGTAAAGCAAGAATATAATTCAATTCTAAATGAGATTGATAGTATTTTTAAATTTATAGATATTAAAAATGATAGTTATCTCCCCTCAACAATAAAAAGTGAAAATAGATCTCTGAGCAGTATTTTTACTAATTATTCTAATATTAGGACGCAATATTTACTTCAACTTTAAGTATTGTTCAATAATATTGCTATTATGTGTGGTGGTCTTTTCTTTAAACAGTCTAACTTGCTCTACAAATAGTGACATATCGAAATTTTCCATATTTTTAACTATATGGTCGTCTATCGGAATAAAATTTACCGGATAACTTTCTTTATATTTTGATAAGCAAATTAAAGGTATTTCAAACGCAAGACTGTGGTGAAACGTTTCACTCATCTTCCTATCAACATAATCATCGTTTTTATAAGGTAATATTAAATATTTTTGTTTTGAAATACTTAGAAATAAGTCTTCAAATAGAGGATTTGTTAAGACAGAGCATTTGTCACCCATTACATTCCTACTTTCTCGACCGATTAATTTTACTGGTAGTGCAAGGGTATTGGTTAATTGCTGTATTAGTTCTAGGTTATAGCTATTGTTGTAATTGAAATTGCATATGATACCTGCAGTGTTTTCCTTAATAGAGTTCATTTTGAACGGGTACTCTATTTGATAGAAAAAATTATTACTGTATTTTTGTTCGTATGACCAGTTTGATATGAGCAAGGAGGATGGAAAAAACTTCTTAGTTATATTGTTGTAAGTACTGGGCTCATGATTTACAAAAATTAATTTTTTATGTTTTAAATTTTTATCATGAAAATTCGGCACAATATCTTTCTCTCTGGCTGTAACAACAAAGGCTATATCAAATTCGGCATATGGTAATATTCTTAACCCAACAGATTCACAAAACCCTTTAAAATTAAATTTATCATAATTATTGTGCATATAGAACACAGGATCTAATCCCATTCTTGTCAATGTGCTGTACAGCGACAAGCCTGTTGCATAGTGGTAGTCGGTGTTTAGAACAATGCCTATCATTATAGTTTTTCCTTAAAAATAAGAAACCTTTTACAATCATCTATTAACTTTGGATATTCTGGTCTAATTTTTAAAATATTATTTTCTCGGTACAACATAGTCTGCGGGTCGAAATTATTTTCTTCATAGAATTTGTATCTACTGGTGTAGCATCTTCTCCATAATTCACCATGGTATTTGTGAACAACTGTGCCTTCTGTATAACCGGTTTTTAAGTCTTTGCATTTGTTATAATAATCATGCATAGTTGCGTAGTGTCCTTCAGAAAAGGGGAGATGCGGCAGCTTTTTGTCTATTTGTTTAACTTCCAAATAATTAGGTATGTATTGTTGTATAAAGCAATTGGCCATTACTCCATCACTAGTACCAAAAATGTTATATTCATATAGCCCGTTCAAATGTAAGAAAGTTTTCTTTGTCATTGCCCAAGCAAAGCCACAATGTCCACCGGGTAGCTTTAAAGCTTGCTTTGCATAAACAAACCCAGGTTCTTTTTTTCCTAAAATACCATGCTTATCTTCATGAAAACTCATGCTGAAAGGCTGGATAATATCATATCCTTGCTCAAACTTCTTTATAGTGTCAATATACCAGTTACTGTCTTGAAATTCTACATCATAGTCTACCCAGAACACATAATCTATTTTATCAATATGTTCCCTTATAATATTATTTAAAAGGTTTTCTTTTATGAAAATAATATTATTTCTATCTTCATATGTAGCTACCTTGCAGTCTGGGTAGGTTGAAACAAATTTCTGCAGAAGTTCTTGCCTATAATGATTATTAAAATAATCAAAATGACATGTGAATATCATTAACCTTGGGCTTCTAGCCAGCTTATCTTGGCGAGAGTTTTGTTTGTAGGGTTACTGATAAAGGGTTTTGCGTAAACAGTCAAAATATCAGGCCCATCGGGAAATGCTTTGTTACCACCAAGTATAGAATTGCCTAAATTTCTAATAATATTTATGTCTTGGTCGGTGACCTGATTTCTACCTAAATCTTGCTCACCAGCGAGAAACCCTAAAACAGTAACACCACCAGAAATATTGCCTATGTTTGTCGAATGGTCCATATACTGTGCAAGACTACCATTTCCAGCGGGTTGCCATCTTGAGGTCTGGGCCCATAGTGGGGAATCACCATTAATCTTAACTGTAATATTG